TCTGGTATGACAATTTCCATCCCGTCATTGGTTACATCTGCCGGCGGTCAAAATGGCGTAGCACCTGTTGTAACTGTTGAAGCCGAAGCTGGCGCAGTTCAAAACACAGGTATGGTTACAGAATACCTAAACGGAACAGTTAAAAAGTATTCAGGTATGAACACACTAAGCATTGAACTGCTAGAACGTTCAGACCCAAATTTTTACGCTGAACTTACAAACCAATTACAGCGCGCATACTCACTTGCTACAGATGCTGCAGTAATCGCAGACGTAGTAGCAGGCGGCGTACAAGGTACTGCAGTAGCAGCTACATCCGCTGGCATCATTTCTTACGTTTCAACAGAGTCAGCAAACGTTTACAAGAACACTAGCTACTTTGCTAAGAACTACGTTGCTGGCCCATCACAATGGTCACTACTAATGGGTGCTACTGATTCAACAGGCCGCCCAATTTACAATGCAGCGCAACCAATGAACGCAGGTGGACTATCAACACCTACATCAATCCGCGGCAATGTACTTGGCCTAGACCTATATGTCGATCATCAAATGGTTTCGACCACTATTGATGATTCAGCATTTATCGTTGCACCAGAAGCTATGACTGTATATCGCAGCCCACAGGCTTACATGTCAGTAAACGTAGTTTCAAACCTACAGATACAGATCGCGATCTACGGCTTTATGGCAACAATCGTAAAGATGCCTAAGGGTCTAGTTCGTTACAACCTAACCTGATCAATAACCCTAATAGTCGGTAGGGCATTAGCCCTTTGCCCTACCGACCCCTACTAAGTAAGGAGTACCGAGATGGCAGCAAGTTACGTCACCGTAGCCGAACTACGTACCAATCTTGGTATCGGTACTCTTTACTCAGATAGTACGGTCGAGGAAGTTTGCCAAGCTGCTCAGGATCAAATTAACAGTTTCCTTTGGTTTGATACTGCGCCAGTCGTGGGGACTGCATTGGTAAGCAATGTTGCCACCGTAATGTTAGCCAACCCCGGTTTATTTACCGTTGGAGAATCGGTAACTATTGCCGGGGCTGGTTCAACATTTAACGGCACTTATACAATTACTGCCACGCTACCGTTTAGCACAGGCACTACTAATTTATTGCCAGCATTTAATATGCAGCTAAACTATTACCAATACCCACAGGGTTATAGTTTTATTCAATACGCTAAGACTGCAGCGGATCAAAATTTCAGGCGTGTAGTTCCATCGGGTAGCGCGCTAGGTGCAGATACAAAAACTGCCACCTACGTTAATACCGCAAGCGTTCGCGAAAGTGCGATGATCTTGGCAGTAGATATTTGGCAGGCTCGCCAGGTATCTCAGACTGGCGGCGTAGGCTTAGATGGCTTTAGCCCTAGCCCTTACCGCATGGGCAACAGCATGATAGGCAAAATTAGGGGCTTACTAGCCCCGTACATCAATCCGAATAGCATGGTGGGGTAAATGCCTACCGCTGCTATTACAACCCTGCGTAGCACCATCGCAACAGCTTTAACCAATAACGGCGTATGGTCGGTATTTGCTTACCCACCTGCAACCATTTTGGCTAACAGCTGCGTAGTGATCCCGGCAGACCCATATTTGGTACCTAGCAATAACAGCCAAATTACCGTTTCGCCAATGGCTAATTTTAAGATTTTATTAACCGTTCCCATGTTCGATAACCAGGGTAACCTACAAGGCATTGAGGATTTTATAGTTGCAGCGGTAAATAAATTAGCTGCATCCACCATTGTATTTAATATAACTAGCGTTAGCGCGCCCGGTGTATTAAATGCTGATAGCGGTGACTTGCTTACCGCTGAGTTCACCATATCCGTACTAACGAGCTGGAGTTAAATCATGGCATGGAGTGACGAGGATCTGTCTTTCTTTCGAAGGGCTGGCCAAGAAGTACCAAAACAAAATGACGAAGTAAAACAGGACAAACTAACTAAAGAGAAGGCAGAGGACTAAGGCCATGGCCGTTTATTTATCCAATGGTGTTGTAGTAACGCTAAATAGCGTTGTACTTTCAACCGTGACAACAAGCGCGACAATTAACCGCGTATTCGATGAACTCGAAGTAACTGCTATGGGCGATACAGCTCATAAGTTCGTTAAGGGTTTAGAGGCAAGCACAATCACTTTAGATTTCCTAAATGATGATACTGCTAGTGGTGCCGGTTCAGTTCGCGCCGCATTACAAAGTGCATGGGGTACAACAGTGCCGCTAACACTAAAGCAAACAAGCGCAGCAACATCGGCAACCAATCCGCTATACAGCACTACGATTTTGGTAAACAACACCACCGATATTAACGGTGCTGTCGCTGACCTAAGTACCCAATCAATTACATTTACCTGTAATTCACCTATCGTAATTACTACATCTTAATTAAAAAGAATAGGGGCTAAAAGATGGCTAAGTTAAAAATTACTAAAGTAGATGGCAGCGTATCTGAACACCAGATCACGCCATCTATTGAATACGCGTTTGAGCTGTACGCAAAGAAAGGTTTTCACCGCGCTTTCCGCGAGGATGAAAAACAGACCGATGTGTACTGGTTAGCGTGGGAGTGCATAAGGAGTAGCGGCGAAACCGTGCCAGAGTTCGGCGCACCGTTTCTTAAAACACTTAAAAAGGTGGATGTATTAGAGGATGACCCGGAAGCATAAGGCGTGACTCGTTTACTTACTTGATCGCACGGATCAGTTTGGAAACGGGAATACCGCCTAAAGATTTAATCGGATTAGATTCAAGGATGTTTAGTGCATTACTGCAGGCGATGAAAGACAGATCAAAGGAGATACAAGATGCTCAAAGTAGAAATACGCGGAAACGCTGATCTGCGCAAAGCCCTTCGTACCTTTGCCCCTGATCTTGAAACTGCACTACGCACAGAATTAAATGCAGCTTTAAAGCCTGTAGTTAAAAAGGCTAGAGGATTCGTACCTAGCCAGTCACCTATGAGTGGCTGGCAGGCTCGATCCTTTTCTGAGGCGCGTTTTCCAATATTTAACTACGGAACAATTACTCGCAATATCGTGCTAGAAAACAAAGTAAGCAAGCGCGACCGTAATGGCTTTACATCGTTAGCAAGAATTGTAAATAAATCACCAGCTGGTGCAATCTATGAAACTGCTAGACGGCCACAGGCATGGGTAGGAACGAAAGCATCGGGTACATCTAAAGGCGTTAGCCGATCAGTAAACCCAAATGCAGGTGCTAAGTTCATTGACAATTTAGGGCCAGTTACATCAAGCCTTAAAGGCCAAGGCCGTTTTATATTCCGTGCATGGGCTGAAAGCCGTGGAGTAGCCGAAGGTGCAGCTAACAAAGCTATAGATAAAGCCACGCGCCAATTCTTTATACGCAGTAATAAGCAATCATTTAGTAAGGCTGCCTAATGGCATATCCAGATATTAAACTAGGTTCATCCTTTGATGCTAAAGGTTTTAAACAAGCTGAAACGGCAGCCGCCAAACTTGGCAAAACTATTAAAAATTTGGCTGGCACCTTTGGTTTAGCTTTAGGTGCAAAGGCAGTAGTAGATTTTGGTAAGGCAGCTGTTAAAGCCTTTGCCGAGGATGAGGCCGCTGCCCTACGGTTATCCAACGCTGTAGAAAATTTAGGCATCGGGTTTGCCAATGTAGATATATCTAAATTTATAGCCGATCTTGAACGCAGCGCAGGCATCGCCGATGATATTTTAAGGCCAGCGTTTCAGGGGCTATTGACCACTACGGGGTCATTGACTCAATCACAGAAATTATTAAACGATGCAATCACAATTAGCCGTGCATCCGGTATTGATCTGGCTACCGTATCTCAGGATTTAGCCAAGGGTTATGTAGGCATTACTAAAGGGTTGGCAAAATACAATACCGGGCTAACAAAGACAGAGTTAAGCACAAAGTCATTTAGCAATATTTTAGATATTTTGCTTAAACAATCGGCTGGCGCAGCTGCAGACTATTTAGGTACAACCGCATACCAGATGGATGTATTAGGCGTAGCAACAAGCAACGCATCCGAAATTATTGGCGGTGGTTTGGTTGATGCTTTCGCCGCTGTTGGCGGTGGCACAGAGGCCAGCGATGCAGCTTATGTCATTGAGAAAATTGCTACAGCTATTGCCAATGTTACCCGTGCTACAGGCGGCGCAATAGGCGTTATTCCTACTTTATTACAAAAACTTAAAAGTTTACCTAAAGAAATTTTTATGGGGTTTGCTGGCGCACAGGCTGGTATAAAACTAACACCTAAGCCAAAACCAGAGGCAAAAAGCGCATTAGAAATATCTAAAGAGGAACAGGCTAAACGCCTGGCCAAGTTAGAAGCCGATGCAGCCAAACGTGCCAAACTATTAGCCGCATTACAAAATAAGCAATTAGATACTGCCAAAAAACAAGCCGATGCAGAAAAGAAACGTCAATTATTGGAAAAGGCTAAATTAGCCTTAACTAAGGCTGCGGCTGTATTTGACCTTAATAAGATTCAAATAGCAGCTGCACTTAAAGCCACCTACGATAAGGATGAACGCCTGCGCCTATTGGCTATGCAGGAAATCGAAAACGAAAATGGCGAAACAGCCCTAAAGTACATCGAGCAATTAAAACTGCTAACTGCCGAACAGCAAACTAACAAGTTAGCCGGTATCAAGGCAATCAGCGAAACCGAACTTAGTTACATTAACCAGCTGCTACTCGATGAATTGCAGCGCATTAAAACTACAAAGATGACGGAAGAGGAAGCCGCCCTAGCGCGCCAGGCTGCCTATGCTAAATACAATGCGGCGATTATTGCATCTGGCGGTTTAGCCGAAGCCAATTTTTATAGCGAAAAAACACAAACCGAATTACTGCAGATTAAAAAACTATCTGCTTTAGATACCGTTGCAGCTGCTCAGGCTACCTATGACACACTTAATTACACAACACAAATAGATATAATTGCCAAAATTGCAGCTGCGCAAAAACTGGCCGATGATGCTAAATACAAAGCATTACAAGATTATTTGGCTTTACTGGCTAAACCAGTTCAAATGCCAGTAGTCGAGCCGCCACCTAGTAAATATCCAAGTGGCCTTAGTTTTGGCGTAGGTGGGCAACCTGTTTGGGATGATGGTATGAGTCCAGGCTATAACACAGGGCTAGGCACTGGTAGTGCAACCGTAGATAACTCGGTCAATATTACTATTGAAGGCATGATCGATAGCGGTAACTTTGATGAAGCTGTAAATACTGCCTTGTTAAACAATATACGCAGAGGCTACACACAAAGCCCGGCAGGATCGTTACCGTAATGCCAGTACCAGTAATTAATGCGGTTATCAATTTTGGTACAGGCCCATCCACGGCACAAGCCTTCATAATTGGCGAAGGTATTTTCGGCACAAACGTATTGGCCGATTCAGCATCTTTAATTGTGGATGTATCTAATGTAGTAAATAGCGTTAATATCAAACGCGGTCGATCAGCCACAGCCGATGAATTTCAAACTGGCACAATGACCCTACGCATAGTAGATCAAAATGGAGATTTCAACCCACAAAACTCATCTAGCCCGTATTACACCTATTTAACGCCTATGCGTAAGGTGTCAATATCAGCTACTTATAATGGCGTTACCTATCCGATGTTCAGCGGATTTATTACCAGCTTTACAACCACTACGCCGCGTAATGCTAATGATGTTGTATATACCGATATATCAGCTGTAGACGCTAGTCGTTTAGCCCAAAACGCCCAGATCAGTACAGTTACGGGTGCGGCCGCTGGCGATCTAAGCGGTACAAGAATTAACCAAATCCTAAATACTATTGGCTGGCCATCATCCATGCGTGACGTAGATACCGGCCTAACGCAACTGCAGAACGATCCAGGTACTGCCCGTACAGCCCTAGCAGCTTTACAGACTGCAACAAATAGCGAGTACGGCGCAATATATGTAAACGCCGCTGGTTCGTGGACTTTTCAAGATAGAACTGTCACCGTTGCAAGCGTGGCAGGCACACCTACAGTATTTAACGATAACGGTACAGATATTGGATATGCCAATGCCGTATGGCGATTAGATGACACCCTTGTATTTAACCAAGCCAATATAACTAGGACAGGTGGCACCGTTCAATCAGCTGTAAATTCGGCCAGCGTTGCCAAATATTTTGCCCATACTTATAACCAACAAGATTTATTAATGCAGACCGATCAGGTCGCGTTGGATTATGCCCGTGCCTACGTTGCCAGTCGCGCAGAAACCAGTATCCGATGCGATGCTATTGAACTCGATCTATACACCGCTAATTATAACAATGGCATAACAGCGGCGTTATCGCTTGATTTCTTTGACCCGGTAACTATTACTACTAACCAGCCTGGTAGTTCGACACTAACTAAAACGTTACAGGTATTCGGCGTGGCACATACGGTTACACCTAACAAATGGCGCACAGTATTTACTACACTTGAGCCAGTCATAGACGGCTTTGTAATCGGATCTAGCACTTATGGAGTTTTAGGACAAAATGTACTTTCATACTAAGAGGAGTAAATAAATGGCTACAGGGTTTCCAGCGGTCACAGGTGACGTTTTAACTAGCGGCATGTTTAATGGCTTAGTGGCCTTTACGCTTAATGCCCAAACAGGCACTACTTATACAGCGGTATCTACCGATCAGTATCAAACGCTGGTTACCATGTCTAACGCATCGGCTAACGCTTTCAAGATACCTACAAATGCATCGGTGCCGTTTGCCGTTGGTACAGTAATTACCGTGTTAAATATTGGCGCAGGCGTTTGTACTATTTCAGCTGTAACTAGCGGCACTACTACCGTGTTAAGTGCCGGGGCTACTGCCGCATCTCCAACGATTGCGCAATACAAATCTGCAGCTTGCATCAAGGTTGCTACAGATATTTGGTACGTTGTAGGTGCAATCGTATAATGCTCAATACAATTACAGCCATTTATGGCGATGGTACGGGCGCGGTGCCAGGTGACTATGAAAGCATCGCTACCGTTACCGTAGGTGCTGGCGGTGCTGGCTCAGTATCCTTTAGTTCAATACCGACTACTTACCAACATCTCCAAATTCGTTGGATAGCTAGAGGTTCTGCATTGGCTGGCCTTTTTTGGACATTTAACAGCGATACAGGTGCTAACTATGCGCGCCAGCGAATAAGTGCAGACGGTACAAGTGCATCTACATCGGGTTTAGCAAGCCAAAATAATATTTATACGGTTGCATCGTGGGGTATTCCTAACGGCGCATCGATCTTTGCAGGTGGCGTTTATGATTTATTAGATTATGACGATACAAATAAGTATAAAACTTTAAGAGGTTTAGCAGGCCAAGATTCTAATGGTTCTGGCGGTGTTGAATTGGTATCAGGTTTATGGATGAATACTGCCGCTGTTAATGCCATTACAGTTACCCCTAATACGGGTACTTTTCAGCAATATTCACAGTTCGCGCTATACGGGATTAAGGGTTAATCATGGCTATTACTTATGAAAAGATCGCTACTAATACCCTTGGATCAGCTGTTGCTACCGTGACATTTTCCAGCATACCTGCTACTTACACAGATATAGTTTTAATAACTACCGTACCGGGTTTTACTGGCGGCAATAACTCACGCGGTTATCGCTTTGAGTTAAACGGCGATACAGGCACAAATTATTCATGCACCCAATTAAACAATAGTACAACTAGCGTTGTATCTAGTCGGGAATCATCACAGACTAGAGGCCGAATAGGTTTTTTATCTGAAACTACTGGGGATAATTCTAACGGCATAGCTCAATTTATGAATTACTCAAATGCTACAACTTACAAGACTGTTTTAGGCAGAACGTCAAATCAAAGTTCTAACGGGGATGCTAATGTTTTTGCAGGGGTTTCCTTATGGCGTTCTACAGCTGCTATTAATCAAATTAAATTATCGCTATCTGATAACACTAATTTTCCTATTAATTCTACCTTTACCTTATATGGAATTAAGGCGGCATAATGGCTACTTATATTAAGATCGCATCTAATACTGTTGGGGCTGGCGGTGTTGCCAGCGTTACCTTTTCTAGCATTTCTAGCACTTATACTGATTTAATTTTATTTTCTAGTATTCGCTGTTCTACAACAGAGGATACCGCCTATCTGCGTTTCAATAATGATTCCGCTGGTAATTATTCTTATCGCCGAATAATTGGAGATGGTACGACCGTTTCTTCATCATCGGCTACTGCGCAAGCACAATTAGCATTACAATTTATGGCACAAAGTAATTACACCGCAAGCACTTTTAGCAATAATATGGTTTATATTCCAAATTACGCTGGCAGCAACGTTAAATCTGCCTCTTTTGATTGTGTCAATGAAACCAATGCTAGTAATCCACGCATGCTATTAGCGGCTGGTTTATGGAGTGGTACGGCTGCAATTAACAGATTAGATTTAATTCCTGGTCTTGGCAATTTTGCTCAATACTCAACCTTTACCCTGTACGGAATATCTAACGCTTAGGAGATAAGAAAATGGCAGATACAAAGATCGAAATTAATTGCGCTACAGGCGAGGTTATTGAAACCGAACTAACAGCCGATGAAGTAGCGGCGCGCACAGCTGAGGCAGCGGCATACGCTAAAGCCGAGGCAGATCGCGAGGCAGAAGCAACAGCCAAGGCAGCTGATAAGGCTGCACTATTGGCCAAGTTAGGCATAACAGCCGATGAAGCGGCTTTATTGTTGGGATGACAGCCACAAGCTATAACGGCTGGCCTGCATCTAAAGATGTTGAGTCGATCCGTATCAAGTCTTACGCGATCAAAAGCAGCCATGTAAAGCTGCGCTGTGCCTATTTTGCTGCACCCTTATTGGTTGCGTTTGCTGAGCAGTTCAATGAACTGATTGAGCCGATCGATGCCGGTGCAGATGACTGGGGTTATTGCTACCGCATGGTACGCGGAACTACCGACAAACTAAGTAACCACAGTAGCGGTACGGCTATTGATCTAAATGCATCTAAACATCCTTTAGGTAAGGCTGGTACATTTCCAGCTGAAAAGGTGCCAATGATCCAGGCATTAGCTCGTAAATACGGCCTAACCTGGGGCGGCGATTACCGCAACCGTAAAGACGAAATGCATTTCGAAATAGCACAAGACCCAGTAAAAACAGCCAAACTAATAGAGAAGTTAGGATTAAGTTATGCCGACTAGCGCGCAAGTATCAGTAGCAGCAACAGCTACAGTAATCGTTGCAGCAAGCAATTTTGATCAAACCGTAAACCTACATAATTTAGGTGGCGGTGCAATCTATTTAGGTGGTGCTAACGTTACTACAGCCAATGGATACAAGTTTGATAACGGCGATAAACTAACCGTAACGGTTGGAGATCATGAGGCGTTATACGGTATTACTGCGACTGGTACTCAAACTGTTGCAGTATTATCACAAATTAACTAAGGGCATTTAGGAGAAAATCCCATGAAGGAACAAGCTAAGGCCGCTGGCCTTTCGTATCTACGCGCTGCGTTTAGCTGTGCAGCTGCGCTTTACATGTCCGGTATTACAGATTACAAAACACTAGGCAACGCGTTCATCGCTGGACTATTGGGGCCATTATTGCGCGCCATGAATCCTAACGATCCTACTTTCGGCGTTAAGTAATGACGGCCGCCCAGTCGCTTTTAGCGATCGCCATAGCAATCTGCACCCTTATTGGGTTTGCGGCTGGGCTGGTACGCCATCTTGTTAAGTATTACCTAGCTGAATTACGGCCAGATGGCAACGGTGGCCATAACCTACGCGGCCGTGTCGATCGCATCGAGGCTAAGGTCGATAGCATTTATGAGATGTTACTACAGCGTTAGGGCGTGTCGGTTATTGACCGCTGTCATACCCAGGCTTTACCCTTCATTTACACGTTAGGCAGGGCTACCTAATTCGGTGTAGCACGGCTTAACCCAAACAAGGGCAAAGTAAATGGATATAGAAAAAGTAGCATTACTGGTTTTAATCGTAAGCGTTGCATGGTTTCTAGTGGGTTGGTCGGTTGGTTACAAGGAAGGCATTAAAGACGGCTTTAATCGTGGCCGCGCTGCAGGTTTAAGAGCTGCGTTTAATACAGCTAAAGAGATCGTTAAAAACTCATGAGTTTCGATCTAAGTTCATACGAGGATGTAAATGCCAGGATCAAACGCTTTCGCACCGAGTTTCCATCGGGTCGCTTAATTGCTGTAATTGAAAAAGAGGATTTAACCGCTGGATGGTTATTAATCCGAGCAGAGGCGTACCGAGAATACGAGGATGAGAAGCCAAGCGCAGTAGATTACGCCTATGGCAACGTAGCAAACCTGCCGCACAATATGAAAAAGTGGCTAGTAGAGGACACAACCACATCGGCCTACGGGCGTGTTATAGGTTTGCTATCACCTAGTGATAATGCACGGCCTACGCGGCAGGATATGGAGAAGGTAGCGGCTCAGCCTGCAGTAGAGGTTGATCTATGGGCTACTGCTACACCTGCGGTAAAGGTTGATGGTGTTGGTAGTGTGCGCCCAGCTGCAGAAACTATTGCAGACATTAAAGCGCAATTAGGCGGCGAGATCGTAGATGCTGCGCCTATCTGCTCACACGGCCGTATGGTTTACAAGGAAGGCATAAGCCCTAAGACTGGGCAAAAATACCGGGGCTATACCTGTAGCAGTAAATCACGCAGCGACCAGTGCAAACCAATATGGCTATAACTGAGATGGCGCAGATAGTCCAAGTAATCTTAGATCGATCGCAGGAGTTACAGGCTGCAGCTAGTGGGTTTGCCCGTAGCACAGGCGAGAAGGCTAATACGCCCGACCATGCTGGCCGCTATAACACTAAGATCAATTTTCATGAGTTCGTAGCCGAACATAGTGAAGCTGCAGGGGCTGAGATCGCAGTCGCGCAGTACATGGGTATCCGTAACTTTACGCCTACTGTAAATACTTTCCATGATGAAGCCGATATAACACTAGGTAATCTAGGCTTTGAAGTTAAGTGGACTAAATACATAAATGGGCATTTGATCATCCATAAGGATTACCCACGTTTAACCGATGTGGCGATCCTGGTAGTAAATAAATCACCTGTTTATCAGATCATTGGCTGGATGCCCGTTGTGTGGGCTAAAAAGGCTAAGTATTACAACCCTGCAGACGGCAACTTTTGGATATCTCAACGTGAGCTATTCGAGATGGATACATTAAGGAAGTCCGTATATGGCATTACTGAGGATTAACTGCCGTGTTTGCGCCAAGATAGGTAGCGGCATGCAAACGCACAAAATCGTAGA